TATTATAGAGCAGTAGATCGCATCTCTTCTGTTGGTACTGTCATGCGTGGAGAACAGTTTAAAACGAATACTAACAAGGCCGCTGTTCAAGTTAACTCACAAGCAGCCAATATGCGAGTAGACGAAAAGAGTGATCAGATTGAAGACTGGATTGGTGCCATCTATTGGGGAATAGCACAACTTTGTCTATTGAATATGACCAAAGAACAAGTAATGGCTCTCATTGGAGAAGAAGGAGGGGAATGGGAGAATATGTCTCCAGAGGAAATCTCTTCTCTCTCACAACAAGTAATAGGTGGTACTACGAAGAAACCAACTAGTGCTGCTAAAAAGGAAGAGGCATTAGAGTTTGGACAAGTATTAGGTCAGTTTGTTAATGCTGCCCCTGGTCCTGTATTAAAGATCATGCTTCAAGTAATGCAAAAGGCATTTGATGAAGTTACTATGCGAGAAGAGGACTGGGATGAAATAACAGCAGCGATACAACAACAATCTGGAGTGGAACAACCTCCCGCTGAAGGACAACCAGGAGGACAAAACGATATTGGTACAGCTAGTCCTGAACAGTTACAACAAATTCTGGCACAACTACCTCCAGAGTTGAAGCAACAAGTACAAAGTGCTGTTCAATCAGGAGTTTCACCACAGAAAGCCTTGCAAGGTGCTATGCAGCAGATGCAACAAGCAGCACAGCAACAGCAAGGTACACGACCACAATAGAAGGGGATGACCAATGGCAGACGATATTGAAGAAGTAGTTTCTACGGATCAAGGTATACTTAATGATATAGGAGAAGGTGATGCGCCAACTGACAACCAAGATGGCGAAGTCAGTACTGCGACGGAAACAACGACTCCAAGCGAGATATCAACAACCAGTAGTCAGCAAGATACTGGCAAAGGCGGTAATGACCAGCAACAAAAGACGACTGGTGGTCCCCAAGACTTAGTAGGTAGAGACGGGAAAGTTATCGCGGTTGCTGGTAGAGAGCGGCGTTTCTACGAGAAAGCAATACAAGAAGGCAATCGTGCTAGTAATTTGGCCAATGAAGTAGCAGTACTTAGATCACAGTTAGAGGCGGTTAATAATGCAGGAACATTAAGTACACAATACAACCTCACACCGGAAGAGGTGACAACTGGCGCACAACTCATTTCTGCGTACAAAGAAAGTCCTGTTGAAACCATACAATATATGTTGACACAAGCCCAAGCTTCAGGGCATAATGTAGATGCAATACTTCATGGTGCTGGTGGTACGAATATGGATGCCATACAGCAAATGCTTGATACAGCGTTAAAACCGTTAGTTGCAGAGCATACAGAGAGGGCAGACACACAAGCTGCAAATGATCGAGCACTAGGGATTTATAACGAATTTAGTACAAAATATCCCGATGCTGCTGTACATGAAACCTCTCTCGCCCGACTTCTTAAAGACGATCCTAATCTGTCTCCAGAAGCCGCGTATTTAAAACTCCAGAACTGGTATCTACACAATAACCTAAACTGGACGAAGTCCATAGAAACCTTAAAGCGAGAAGCTAATGCAGCTGAAGCAAATGGTTCTCGCGCAAGTACGCAACAACAGTTACCTGAAGGCGGGACTTCTCCTGCTAATGTCACAAATAAGGCGCAGGTAGCCGATGTAAATACTTCTACGGGTGACATCATCAAAGATGCCATGCGTGAAGCTGGAATACAAATTTAGGAGAGTTAAATGGCGAGTACCCCTATCGCCACAGTCTTAGAGTCAACTCTTACTCGTTCACGTAAGAAGCTAATTCTTGCTTCTATTAAGTCTAATGCTCTTATGGCTTGGGCTTTTGCTAACAATCGAGTTGAATTTGAGGATGGTGGCCATGATATTACGAACCCGTTGACGTTGGGGCGTAATCCTAACATTACTTCTTATGAATACTATGACGAACAGCCCATCGCTCAGACTAACGAGTTCGACACTGTTACATATAATTGGGCGCGTGTTGCTGGTTCTGTAGTGATTTCTGATCAAGAAGAAGATGAGAACCAAGGCGCGGCTCAAATCTTTAAGTTGATGAAGGCTAAAATCGACGTTCTTGAAGAAAGCATTAAAGAGAAGTTTAGTGAATATCTCTACGCTTCTGGTGCTGGCACTGACCCCCAAGGTCTTGGATTGCTTATTCCTGATGATCCAACTACAGGTACAGTTGGTAATATTAACCGTGCTAATGAAAGTCAATGGCGCACTAGTACCTATGATTTCAATGGCAACCTTGATAGCACTAACATCGAAGAGGCCTTCGACGATATCTTAATGGACTTGACACTTAAAGGTGACAAGCCCGATGTTATCCTTACTGGCCGTAATTTGTATCGGCACTATCGTACGGCGGTACGAGATAAGGTAGTCATTAACCTATCAGAATCTAACTCTGGTAAGAAGATGATGGACTTGGGTTTCTCTGGTGTTAAGCATCAGAACATTCCAATGATGTACGATGAAGACTGTCCTGTTAATAAAGCATTCTTCATTAATAGTAAGTTCCTTCGTCTACATATCCTCAAGCATGTCAATATGAAGGTTAAGGAGTTAGTTGCTCCTTGGACTATTGATGCTCATGGTCGCAGGATAGTTTGGCAAGGACAATGGTGCTTATGGAAAGCATTCCGTACACATGCTGTCCTCATAAACTCGTAAACATCTAATAAAGGAGAGAAGGGGATGGACCAAATCATTAAGCCACGTTTTGAAATACATAAGATCGAAGGAAAGCGAATGAGGCCGGTTGTCACCTCTAAAGTTAAGTTAGATAAAAAGGGGGAACCTGTCTTAAACAAGGAAGGTAATAAAATCTTACTTGGTGGCTTTGATCATACAGAGATTGAAGTAGACGCTGGATGGGATGTTTACTTTCCTTGTGGTTCGCATGTACATATTTGGACTCAAGAAGAGATGGAACGTCAGGGCTTCTTACAAAATCCGACTTTAGTTAATATGGAAACTGGAGATGAGGTTGGCCCAATGGCTGATACCAGTTTCAAAGCTAGAGCCGAGCAAGTAGCCAATCGTGGCAAATCTTCTAAAGTAGCACAAACTTAAAGGTAAAGGAAAAGGTTATGTCGAAAGTCAATGCCGACAACTTCCCTCGTAGCATTAGTCAGTATGTTCCGAACATGGAATTTGCTGCGGATGTTGTAGGAGATGAACACATTGCTTATCTTGGTACTCCTGCTGCATTAGATGCAGATGGTATCTGGGATGGTGTTACCGCTGATGCAAGTGAAAACACTTATACAAGTGCTGACTTCAAAAGCACATTCGATGGAAGTTCTACTTCTTTAACTTCCACTGCTGGTAAGATGGATGCGGCTTATGGTCGTTGTCTTACTGCAACTGGTTCTGCTGGTTCTAATCATGTATGCACGGTTCACGGTCGTGACTACCTTGGTCAGATGATGCAGGAAGATATAACTCTCTCAGGCACAACTGTTATCTTTGGTAACAAAGCGTTTAAGTACGTGGATAAAATGGTAATTGCGGCTGGAGCGGGTGGTGATACTTGTGACATTGGCTGGTATGATCGTCTTGGTCTTCCCTATAAAGCAGAGAAGGTTGTTGGCTATACCGAAGATGACTCATCGTTACCACATGATCCTGTAGAAGTTTTCGTGGAAGTAGATGCAGTTCGTTATGCTTCTGGTGCTGATGTCGTTGTAGCTGCTCCGGTTTCTGGACAGATTACTGGCGTCAACTCAGTTATAACAACTGCTACTACTGGTGTCCAAACTTCTACTGTAGTAGTTGGTACTACCGACGTTGAAGGCTTGTCGTTAGTCATCGCTAGTAGCGGATCGGTTGCTGATCTGGATAGTGATACAGCCACCACGGATGATGACCAGACCACAAGTACTGTTGCTAAATTCGGTGCTATGGGCATCAGTGGTGATGGAACACCTTCTGGTGGGGCGGCTAACTATACAGTTACAATTGAGCCAATTTGCTTTGTAGCTGGTGATGACACCGCAACCCAGACAGCCACAACCGAAGACACTCGTGGAACTGTTAGAGTGACAAACGCTTGTGATGGTAGTATATCCTATGAAGTCCGTTGTAAAGTAGATACTGCTGATCTTCACGGTATTGAACAATTTAACGGCTAAATAGGTAGGCCAGGGGATTTTCCCGTCCTCCCCTTCAATCCCCTGGCCGCTATTTATATTGAGATAGGGTCGGCGTATGGCTACATTAGCACAATTAATAGCACGATCAGCAGATCGACTTACAATGGTCGCTGGTACTGGTGTACAAGTGTATGCAGAAGACCGACTTGGAGAAATGATCCAACACAAGTTCGATGTATT